ATAGCATGTCCGCTATTAGAAAATGACACTTTCTTATATTTTGGACCTAGTTGTTGTGCCACTAGACTTGTGGTTTTTAAGTTCACAGGTTTGCCTTTGTAGAAAACTGCCCAAATAGCTTCAGCTTCAAGCACTTGTTCAGTCTTGTAGGTTTTCTTGTTGGTTACTTCTAATAATATATTTGGTTTTGGGCGACTCATAACTGCGTAATTTCCTATGTATACGCTGTTATTTATTACTTTGTTACAATTTCTTACAAGCTACCACCATCCATTTTAACTGTAATTTCACCACTTTGTTGTGCATTTAACGCAATAGCGTCAAGTTCACCTGCTAAACGTGTCATAACCACCGCTAGACTTTCTTCTAGTAAAATTGCTTCATCTATAGGTAGATTTACTGTCTTTTGCCCGCTTTTTCTTGCGATACGAGCCTTTTCTAGGTAGTTTTCTATGGGTAGTGTATTAAGTGCTTTCATTATTTTCTTTTGATACTGAGTTTAAGATAGTACGCATTTCAAGTTCTGTTTTAAATGGACCTTTAAATGGATAACGTTCTAGAGTAATTAGCTTAGGACAGAATGATTTTACCCAACCTTTACGGAATCGTATAACATAATATCCGGCACAATATAGACTTTTACTCTTACCACTCTTAGCATAGATAGGTAGTTTTCGTTGTACATTCCATAATGGCTCATAAGCACGACCATTCACTGGATAACCGTAGATATCTTGTATAGTATCCTTGTGTGTTTTTTCTTTATTGATAATGGAGTCATCTAAGGTAATGCCAAAACGCTCTTTAATTTCATCTAAATCATGAAACTCGAGTTTTTCACCGCGGCATAATACACTATATCCACGTTTTTCTTTACTCAGTGTGGCAATCTTTTCACCCTTGTCTTCTAATATCCAAAATTTATTTGGAACTAATACTTTGGCAACTGTACTCATTGATGATACCTCGCGTTTAATGGTTCCGCATAACTTGTGATTTGTTCTGTTACCTTGACTAAATCATAAGTACCACAGAACTTCATAAGTCTGATTCCAACTTGTGGAATATTTTTTTCTTTAGTAATTTCTGCTTGAATAGTTTCAGCAATTATCTGTTTAATATCTTCTGGTTGTGCTGTTAAATCACATAACGTGATATTACGATTGTAGTCATCTAACACACGATGTTCAACACCTTCATGATCCACCCAACGCTGTAACATCATGTTGTTCCATGACCAACCTTTTTTATCTTTGTCTTCAAATGCTTCTGTTAAGCCCACTTTATTTTTAGTACCTTTAGTGCGCACGCCTGGAAATGCTGAGAAAACATTGTCTGATGTATCGCCACGCATACATTTCTCAAACAACAACCATTCTGGGTTTGGAGCAGGTTTTTCTTCTCCAGTCTTTTTATCTTTTACACGTTTACCTTTTTCATCAAAGTAACCTTCGTGTGTGGTAGTGACGCCACTGACTCCGTTAAACTGTTTTACGTTAGGTGCGATAAGCTGTGCGAAGTCACCGTCGGTTGAAATGATAACATGGTTATCGTTAGGATGACTCTGTACCCAACCTGCGATTAAATCATCTGCTTCTAAACGTGGATTTTGTAGGACTGTACAGTTAGTCTTGTCATGGATAAAGTCTTTGAACTCATCAAATGTTTCCCAAAACACTTTATCTTCATCTGCTTCTACTACAGTCATAGCATCGCGAGTTTCTTGACGATTGCGTTTATATGGTGCATAATAATCTTTACGCCATGAGCGTCCTTCCAAACAGAATATAACATGGCAACCATCAAAGTCTTTCCATGCTTTACGTACTGAATTAAGGACCACGTGTAGACTCATGCCAACTTTTTCGCTGATGTCTCCGCGAACTACATGACGAGCTCTAAAAAAAGTATTTGCTGTGTCTACTAAAATATATGACATTAACTTATCTCTACTTTGCCGTCTTCACGTAAGGCACGATTAATATATCCGCTACCGCGGTTTTCCATGCCAATACCGTCTTCATTACCAATTTCGCGACATAAGTCTTGAAACCATAAGTCTACAAGTTCTTCTTCAGTCTTACCTTGATATCCATTTTTCTTTAGCATTAGTATAAAGTATTCATTCCAATCAAGCTCAAAGAATCCATTGCGTGGATTTTCTGGATTAACATGTGTGTCTAATACAGCTACCCAAGGCTCTTTTTTAGTAGTAGCTTGTTCTTTTGGTGTTAATGGAACACCGTCTACTTTATATTTTTCTGCTTCTTTCTTTAGACTAAATTTACCTAAAGCATTTTTAATTTTATTAATCATGATTTTCCTTATTCAGGTATTACACTGTTGTTGACATAATCCTGTGCTAATGTAATAACTTCTTCTTGTGTCGGTCTATCAACAGTTTTAATTTTCTCACCGTTAGAATATAAATCTAAATCATAACCAAGAATAACAGGATAACCACCTTCTCCTGAATAGTAAGAATATTCTGTCATTTCTGCACGGGTTAATGTGTCAGCAGTTTGAATAATGCCTGTCTTACGTGTTTCTAATGTACAACCTTCTGGTACACTGCTTGTATCAATTGCCATATTATTTCTCCTTTATATTATGTTCCCCACTCATTTTTAAAGAGTGGTACTTGTAATCTGTCACTATATCTCAATCCATTTTTCATAGCAAGTTCTGCTACACGGCGATTATTTAAAGCATATACACTTTCAACACCGCCTACGGGCATTAAGTATATAGGTCCAGTAAATCCATTTTCACGATAAATGTCTGCGGCTTCTAGTGCCTCTTCAGCATCTTCTTCTGTAGCAACAACAAATTTAAGATAAGTGTAACCGACATTTTCGTAATTAATAACTATTTCAGGTTGTATAGCCTCTTCACGCTTTTCACCTGAACAACTCAATTTGGCACTGACACTAAATGTTATCTGTCTATCAAAGTTTTCACTTTGCCAATTGATTAGATATGTTGCAAATTCCTTTGTTAATTCTTGAGTACCATTTGTTTCAAATGTTATCTCTTTTAAATTAGCCATCTTAGGATGATCTAGCAAGTCTGGATAAGCACGTTGCCATCCTAGTAAAGGCTCACCACCTGTGATTACAAGATGTTCTTCGTTCCATTCTTTGTACGGAAGCAATTCAATAATTTGTTCAGCGATCTCTTCAGAAGAAAGAGTAGGGCTAAGATGCTTAAAGCGGGGATCCCAACTAGCATAACTATCACAACCTGTACTAACAAGCGGAAGTTCGCTGTAAATCTTATATTTTGTAGCATCAACCAAATTTCTTTCATTACTTAGTTCTCCTTTAGGCATACCAAATCCACCACATTGGAAATTACAACCAAATGTGCGTAAGAAGATAGAAGGTACCCCCATATAGCGTCCTTCACCTTGTATGCTGTAAAATAATTCTGCTATCTTAATCTTGCTCATATAAATTTGACCATACTTTAAGTTTTTCAATTTTGTTTATTTTAGCGATGTTAAGATTATTTAGATCTACAACACCCTGTTCAACTAGAATATCTACTAAAGCTAACATGTCACCGATTTCCATTTCTAAATTAGATCTCTGTGTAGTACCTGACTTATGTTCATTATCGATACCAAAGCGAAAGCACTTACTAGCCGCTTGGATTACTTCAGCACACTCTTCTTGTAAGATAATTAATGCTTCTTGATTTTTCTTATTCATGCTTTATTATACACTCTTTCCACCAAACTTCATAGGGAAATTCAATCCAAACGTCTTCTTCAGCTTTATTAATTTCCATAGCATGATAATCAACTCTGCGGCTAAACTTACTACTAAGGTTATCAATAAGAACAGCAAATCTTACGGTATTACCCCAAATAGCATTAGCCCAGGCATGATGATCGGGTAAACATCCTGATTTCCAATCTTGTATGATCCAATCTAAGGTAGCACCAGTATCGTTAATATCATCTACGATAAGAATATTTTTACGTAGTGCTGGATCTGTTTGGCACCCAGATTCTCCACGATCTTCTCTCGAAACATATCCAAAAGCATCTTCAGCTATATCACACGCACTGACCTTAATGCCACCATCACGTAGACTAACTTCTAAACTGCGCATAGGTACATCAAAATAATGGCTCATCATAACAGCAGCCTGTAATCCACCGCGGGTTAACCCTACGATATAATCAGGACGCCATCCACTGTTGCTAACTTTACGGCAAAGTTCTGCGACCAAATTAGTAAATTCTTTATTATTGAGTGTTAGTTTTTTCATTATCTATATCGTCCTGTGATTTGCAAAGCTCGTATGTTGTTCTAAATTGGTCCCACGCATTTTTTAGTACTGGATATTTTGTACACATCCTACCAATTTTAATAGGATCCATTCTGTATGTTTCTATCCATTTACTTTGTTGTTCTACGTCATCTTCCCAATCATTCCAAAGTTCATGTATTACTTCTTTTATCTGTTTCACTGTTTTAATGTTTCCATGGTAATGATTTTAGCCAACTCCTCACCAAGTTTATCTTCATCAGTGATAATATATAGTCCTGGAGTCTTTTGATTTCTTGTATTATTGTAAAAGTTTGTTTGGACAATAATACCACCGTTGGCTTTATGTACATTAAAATGTATGGCGTTGGTGCTTTCAATATGGTTTACAGGCACCATCATATCATCTCTCAGTGGAACTGCTTCACCCCACTCACTGTCATCAAAATGTTCTACACCTAACCAATTACAGATTTTACGTTTTAACCATCTCATCGTGGTGCAAACTCCTGTTGTAATTTAATGTTATCAAAGAATTCTTTCTTGGTATTGCCATCATCCTTGAACGCACCTTTTAACACTGTAGTCTGTGTTAAACTACTATGTGCCATGATGCCGCGATTCTCACAGCAACCATGTGTTGCTTGAATGTAAACTGCTACATTATCACTGCCTGTAGCCTTCATTATTTCACGGGCGATGTCATTAGCAAGTTCTTCTTGTAGTGTGCCACGACGAGCACACCATTGAGCAATACGAGTATACTTAGACAACCCAATAAGTTTTTGTGCGGCAATAATCCCAATATAGGCAACCCCAGCGACAGGCTGGTGATGATGACTACACATACTACGAAGCTCACTTCTAACAACCAACATACCTTCATAACGGTCCTCCGAATCATTTGGAAACGCTGTTGCGTCTGGTGCCGGATCATAGCGTCCTGCCATGATTTCATTATAATACATCTTTGCCAAACGTCTAGCTGTTCCGTGACTATTTGGATCTGTTTCTCTGTCAATTAATAATACGTCAAGTACAGACTCAAATGCATCAGTAGCTTCATCAATTAACGCTTCTTTATTTTCTTCCGTGATGTATTCTGAGATATTATCACCTGCCCAATATCTTTTATTGTCACGTTTTAGATTATTGCGAATCGCTTCGCTGACTACATATTTTGTCATTTATTACTCCGATGTTAAGGCAGAGGATTGCCATATAGTTTATTATAAAGTATTTAGGCAGTGTTGTCAATGTTCTTCAACAATTTGTCTGCACTAAAAAATGTTTCAGTTAATGCTATTGCTTGTTTACGTATTAAAGGAACACGTTTATCATAATGTTCCATATGATCCACTATAACTTTACACAATTCATCACGATGTGCGAGATATGATTCAAATGATTCTGTCCACTTACTTGAATATTTGAATGTGTCATAATACATTTCATGATAACTTAATCTGTCTGGTACTAATGGAATAGCATCAACAAGTGCACCTTCATAACAACTAATACCTAATGTTTCTTGTAAATTAGCTGAGAATATCAGTTTTGCTTCACCAAGCAAATTATGATAATCATTTTTAGTCAATGTTTGGTCTTGACAAACAACAAATTCATATTGAGGTAATTGTTCTTTAAGATCACGGAAAATTTCAACTTGTTTTTCTGGGGCTAGCCTATGTGGAAATAAGATTAGATCACGTTTTGACATATTGCTATAAGGTACTAATAAGTTTTCCATATACTCCATAGGCCACCCCGTACGTACGATTTTACCTTCTTCGTGAAGTTCTTCAAACCATTCTTCTGCCCAAGCATGTTCTAATATCAATCCATTTTGTAGTAGATTTTCATAAAACATTTCAATATGGAAATCTGTAGCAAAATAGTTGTGATCAACTGCCCAAAAGAAACTCTTTTCAGCATTTCTAACCCAAGGTGCATTACCAATTAGTCGACCTAAGAAGTCTTGTGGGTCATAACTACCAGCGTGCCATAATGCGTGAATTTTAACTGGAATACCCAGTAATTCACTCATATATTTTAGATTAATAATTCCAGGATGCCATGCATCAGTAAAAAGAAAGTGATCACCAGCGTTAACTCTACCATCACAAAAAAGTCTCCCGATTTGCTCGACTTGACTGGCTTTGTATATGTTAGTACCGCCGAAATTAAGAAAAGCACCAGGGGTAGTAGCACTTGGGATATCCGTGGGTCCTGCAATAATGTGTACATTATGTCCTTTCTCCTTTAATAATTTAGGCACATGGGTTTTCCATTGTGCTGTATAACGAGTTTCTACTGCTTCTAAATCAACGAGAAAAACGTTGGCCATTTCTATTCTCCCATTGTCCTTTTGCTTCACGACGAGCTTTACGTTGTAAGTATTCTTGAGTACGTTGGAAATCTTTATACTCTTTAGATTTATACATATCAGCTGGATCAAATTTGATTAGATTAATACGACAGTGATGTAGCCATGCATCAAGGTCATTAAAAATTCTAGTTATTTCAGGCTTCATTACTAGATATTTGTTAAGCCATTTTGGATTTGCCACGATAATTTCTCCTATACAGTGACAGATTGATAAGGACGAGTACGATTGTACTCAACATAACTACCATTCTCGCCATCTTCGGATACTTCTATCCAAACATCACGATCAGGATATTTTTGGGCGATCTGTGTATACAAATCGTCCGAAATCATTTCACAACTTTTATAATTTAATTCTAAAATCTTACCAGCGTACAAGGATTCGAGCCAGCGTTTGAACTGGATGAACTCGAGCTCTCTGTCGTCGTGGAACACATCGATGCACACCCTGAAATGAAAGATGTGACGATGAGGACTAGCAAGAAACGATACATCATTCTCATCTCCGGTTTTAAGTTTAGGGTCAGTTGCGGCTGCTGGAAAACAGTGAATGCCTTCCTTTTGAAAGGTGACCCATACTTTCTTTTGTGCTGCCTTAATAATACGTTCTATCATTTTATAATCTCATCTTTACTATATTGATCCCAATTGGTAAATGAATCCATGGTTGTTAAATCTTGCAATCGATGGCACCAAACACCTGCATTTGTTGCATCAAAATCTTTGTCGTCTATCTTAATAGTAGCATTATATCCCAACTGTGTCAAGTATGGTAATTTCACTGAAAGTTGTGGAATAAATCTACGATGCTCTACTAGCGGGCCTTCTAATAGATCTTCTACAAGATTAACATCCAAATCTAATGTGCACCAAAATTTATCTAAACATCCAGTAATCATGTTCTCCCATGATTTCCAGTTAGCAGTGCCATCTTTAGGAAAACTTTGATTAGCACCAAAATAGATGTGACTACACTCTTTCTCGTCAGCTAGTTTAATAATCTCTTCTGCACTCTGTATACCTACTACAAATAGTGTTTTCATCCCATAAGCCGGCGTACGTTCAATTTCTATGCCAGTGAAGAATGTTATTGTATCTGCTGTACCTGTGTCATATTCTCTTTTCATTGTGTTTCTTTCAACTGTTTAAGTTCACGACTACATATCTGTCTTTCATGATGTATCTTACTAAGATGTGCATCATCGATATATAAAGTTTTACCTGCCTTGATTAGACTATCTAACTCTACAATATGTGTTTCTAATTTTACAATACGATCGTTCATTATGCTGCAACACCCTCTTCTAAAGCACGTAACTCGTCGTCATCTGGGTTTGCGAAGTCAATATCTTCTGCTTTTTTGCCTTCCTCAAATTCTAAGAAGTGTTTATTAGCATAAGCCACTGGACCACCTTGTAATCTAGCACCTTCTAAACTACGTAAGAATTGTATAGCATTGTCGATCAATTCAAATGCTTCACTTTTTGTTTTTGTATTGAATAGTTCTTCAATAAATGTAGAGAAGTAAAGAATTCTGCGTGGAACCCAGTCGCTGTATTCTTTTTCTTTCTTACCTTCAATACTCCAAGTTCTCCAATCAGGTTTGAATCTAGTACATTCAATGTCCATTAACTGTTGAGCTCTTTGAACAGCAACAATATGACATTCAACATTATGCCCCATCATAAGAGCATAAGCAAAACTATCCCACGATGTTTTATTAGGAATCTTGCCTAACTTGTTAAGTCTTGGAACAGTATTATAGTGATCTGGATTAAGGTGATCGAATTTAATTTGTTTACCGTTAGCATCTACACCTAATTCTGTATTTGTTTTACGATCGCCAAGATCATAGTAAGCAATATCTGTCATGGTCAATCTGCTGCCAATTTCACTTTCAAATGGGAACGGAATATCTGATCCTGATAATGATTTATTATCTGGTGCCTTGTCCATGATAACACTCCAGCGTTTATTAGTGTGTTGTGCATTGGTATAAACAAGTCCATGTGCTGTAGCGATAAAAGGACTAGCACAGTCAAAACTTATAGTAAATTCTGGATTAATATGTTCACGGATTTGTCGTTGTATCTGTGTTAGATAACATGACCAATCTAATTGTGCTGTACCCAAGAAGTGCATCCAATTCTTACCTTCAAGTAATCCGTCATCACGTAATGTCATTAGACGTTTAAGAGTGATATCCATTTTACACATATTAGCACCACCCATGGCCCAACCTTCTGCTTCACTACCTGCATACGGACCTTTAGGATCGCTAAACTCTTTTACACCTTGATACCATTTTTCAGCAGTATCCCAATCACTACCTTGTAATACATTTAACCATTTAGTTTGTCCTAGACGATTCTTTAAGAAATAGTCATTGTTAAAGCGTGTTTTTTCTAAACAGTCTTCAAAGGTTTTTAATCCTGTTTTTGGACTATGGATATGATCACATGCCCATGTTGGAACGTCTAGCATCATTGACCAATCTGCTGTAAGCTCTAACCACTCTAAAATATTTTGGCGTGTTTTATTTGCTGCCGTACCTTCAAAGTTTAACCAGTCAAATTTAAGTACACCCTTACCAATCTGATAACCGCCTGAGTCACCTAAAATCATCGTATTAGAACGATCACGTTGTTGTATCATTGACTCTTGTGTAAGACTTTTATTTAGGTCTAATTGTGCATGACCTGCTGAATACAAACCATATTTGTAGGTAAAATATCCTTGTTCTGGATTCAAGAAGTTCATACCTTCAATGCCACGATCAAATCCTGCCGGAATACGTTCTTTAGGAACAAATTCTTCTAATCGTTGTTTGGCGATATATGTGCTATAAAAACTACTAATAGCAGGTAAGTATACCGCATAGTCTTTCTGTAAAGGAGTTAAATTAACCTGTCTGCTCATACTGTTTCCTTATGCTTGCGCTGGAATAATATATTTGTAAGTTGCAATACCGCTGTCTAAACTAATCTGCATAGCACCATCATTTGAAATACTTAATTTTGCAGTATTAGCATCTGCAATTTTTAAGATACTCAATACTTGATTAACTGGCCATGTCCATGCTTTATTTAGGCTGCCTGAAACATTAGTTGCAAAAACAAACTCACCACCGTGTGTTGATTGGTCACCAAAAATAAACTTGAGATTACCGCCTTCTGTTTTAGTTAAGAAAGTAGCATGTTCGTTATTTGCCAATGCTTGAAAGTTAAATCTTTGAATTGCGGCAACGCCTGGAACAACTTCTACGTCCCAATTAACACCACGGAATTTAACTGTTTTAAGTTTTTCATTAATAATTTCAGTATTCATAAAACGATAGTCGTTTTTAAAGTCACCTGCTTTATTTTCAAAATGGATGCCTACTGGTAATTCCTCACCATTACGTTGTGCGCTAACAATATCAATCTTAGCATCTTCTTTGTATTCTGGGCAATCCAAATGTATTTTTAATTTGTTAAGTTGTGGCATACCAAATACACCCTTCATTTCTGGTACAGGTGCATTTACTTCGCCATATAAAATTACGCTACGGTCATCTGCCATTGAATCGATCTTAGTTGAATCATCTTCACCTGTGACCTTAACAATGTTAAGAAAACCTAAGTTGTGTGTATGTCCTACGATATCTTTTAATAAGTCCAGCATTTAATTCTCCTTTTCTTTATTATATATTTTTTATTATCTAAAGTCAACATTTATTTCTATTCAAAATCAAACAAACTGCCAAAGGTATTGTTCTGTGTAGTACTTTCTAAATCCCACTCTAACACCCCGATAAGATTTTCTAGTTTATTGTTAATGATTGTTGTTTCCATCTCTGCGTCATTGAATGGTAGTTCTTGGAACCATTTAGGTAAACGCATTTCATCTACTGGATATGCTACTGATGTATAGCCCAGCGGATTATCTTTCATCTTACAAACAATTACCTTCATACCATCTACAATGTTCATTGAATACTTGTCACCGTGCATGTGTTTTAACGTGTTCCAGTTAATAGCGGCACGTACATGTCCTGGCATATTAGTTTTACCAGCTTTCTTTTCTTTTGCTTGATAATCTGTGATGTTGTTAGCACGTTTAGGACTACCTTTCTCCCAACCTGGACGTGATTTAAATTCAGTGCGGAATTCACTAATGCGATCTAATATCTCTTCTTCTTGGCTGCCGTTCAATACTTTTTCTAAAAGCTCACTCAAGAAGTTCTGCATGAACACAGGTGTGTCTGAACGTTTCAAGTCTAAGCCCATGGCTTTGATCTTACCTGGACTGCCATCAATATCTAGTCGCTTGCCTTCTTTATCATAATACAGCACAGCATACCGTTTTTTAGTAATGAATAAGCCTTTAATTGCTACCAGCTCACGACCTGCTTTGATTACTTCCCCGCGTGATTTAGGACAGTGGAAGGCGTCTAACATAAATTGTGGG